GTCTATAATTGGACCCATATATTTGTGTACAAAAATATCAAGTCCTCCTACCGTATATCTTTCAGATATAATTCGGTCTAAAAACTGATAATCATTGGTCCTGTTTGGACGCCAAAGGCTTAGTCTAGGCACAATTTTCTCCTGCTAATTTACATTTATTGCCGTGCCAACGCTTAAACATGCCCACAGAAGAAGTTGTTCTACAACCCACACAACTTATTTTTACTTGTGACGGATGCGTGCCGTTTTGTAACCTATTTTCGTTACTGTTGATAAAAGGATGTGTTCCTTTGGCAAGCATTTCCCGACTATTTTTTGAAGACCATTCTTTTCTTTTAATAGTAGATTTATTAGAATGTTTTTTTCCATACATAGGATTACCAGGTCCTCTTAATTTTTTACTGCGTTTTTCTTTTGACTCGTCACTATGTTTTCTTCCGGTAGCTAACAATCGAAAATATTCTTTATTTTCTTGTGTATGAGTTTTGTTATACATTCCATTTTTTGCGCCTTTAGACCCTTCCCACCCCGGTAGATTTCCGTCAATACCGTTTTCTGGTCTTAAATTGGCCCAGATTTTTTTTCCTGTTGAATTGGTAGCATTTACTATGTCAAATTTTTCAGAAAAGTGTAGCGCAAATTTTGTGCAATCTTCTTGATTATCAAATTCCCAGACTTCTAACGTTTCAACAAGTTTACCGTGAACTTTTAAATGGTCGTGCCAATATTTTCCAGATCCTAAATATTTTATAGGATCTTTTTTAGTAGTTTTGCAAAAATACTTTAATTTAGTAATTTTGTGTTCTTTAACGCATAGATAAATCACTGTGAATTCCTTTGTATTGTATTTAGCACTAAAACAGTTGACTTATTATTCCAAAACCTGTATAATTACTAGTAATATGGAAGATTTAATAGAACGTGTTGGACGAGCAGAGCAAAATATTGGCAGTCTCAAAGATAAAAGAGCCAGACTAGATTTGTTAAAAATGATTAAAAATGTAGATCATGAACTTAATGAACTCAGTAAAGAAGCTGTAGAGTGTCGTAGATTAAAGAAAGAAACATTAAAATACAAGGAAACTGAACAGCGAGCAACTAAAATGTTAGAAGATATAGAGTCCTACATTACATTTGCCGCATTATTAGGTTGACATTTATTAACTAAAATTTTATAATACAAATATGGCAAAAAAAGAAATCACAATTAAAGCACTAAATCCAAAATCCAGCGATACAAAATATATCGGAAACGAACCTGTATGGCACATTCAGCCAACAGAGGAAAATCGTATATCAAAATTAGCTACAGCATTTCAATGGTATAACTATCACTATGGTAGAAAAGATGCTAAAGAAATGATAGCTCATTATTTAGAAATACATGATCGTTCTCGTGATGCTAAACTTATTCGAGGTATTCCCGACAGCAGTATTCAAGTTACTATAGCATGGGTTTGTCGTATGAGTTTGGTAGGATTACAACTTACCGAACATGAACAAATTCTTTTAGAAGAAGAAATTGGAAAATTAATAAAAATTAAACAAGAAGTTAAGAAAATTGTCAGTGACGTTGAAGTAGCTCAACAAAAACTTACTATTCAAGATCACTTACGAGAAAAAGTCAGCGAATGTGCTGGAGAACTTGAAGGCATGTTTGATGATTTTATCATAGCCGGTGCTAAAATGTCAGCTGATTTCAAACCTATTTCAGTTATTCGTGGTATGAATATTGCTCCACAATTAGTTAATAACATTACCAAAGTATGGCAACTTCGATTAGAAGAATACAATGAAGTATTAGCAGGTAATGACGAACAATTAATAGAAGCTTACAGTCATTTATCTAAATTACAACTGAAAAATTGTGTTAAATTTTGTGAAACTGTAATAAACGATTGTGCCAGTTATGTACAACTGAAAAAAGTCGAACGCAAACCACGTGCTAAAAAAGCAGTAAGTCCAGAAAAATTATCAGCTAAATTCAAATATCTTAAAGAATTTGCCGAATTAAATTTAAAATCAGAACTACCTAGTAAACTAGTTTCAGCCAGTGAAGCTTGGTTATATGACACAGCCAAACGTAAAATTATTCACGTAATGGCAGATAGCCATGTGGGTACATTTACTGTTAAAGGCAGTAGTGTTATAGCATTTGACGCAGTTACTACTGTTCAAAAAACTCTTAGAAAGCCAGAAGAACAAATTAAAAGCATTATTTCAGTAGGAAAACCTGCGGCAAGAAAAGCGTTTAGTGAAATTAAATCTACAGAAGTAAAATGGAACGGACGCAGTAACGAAAATTTATTAATACTAAAGGCTTGGTAAACAGCTAAATATAAGGACAAGGAGTCCTTATGGCGTTGGAATCAGAATCTACACTAGAAACACTAAAACAAAATTTAATTGAATACGTTCGCCTGCAGTTAGGTGATCAAATTATAGATATTGAATTAGATCCCGCACATTTTGAATCTGCTTATTTAAATGCCATAGGTACTTATAGACAACGTGCTGAAAATGCCTATGAAGAAAGTTATACCTTCATGGAATTGGTTCAAAACGTCAATATCTATGATTTACCTCAAGAAATTATCAGCGTAAGACAAATTTTCCGCAGAACATTTGGTGACAGCACTGGTCCTTATGCCAGCAATTTTGATCCTTTTAGTCAGGCTACTTTGAATGTTTATTTGATGAATTTTAACGTAGCAGGTGGATTGGCAACTTATGATTTTTATAGTCAGTATGTTGAATTAGCCGGACGTATGTTTGGTGCTTACATGAATTATACATTCAACCCGGTAACTAAAAAACTTCAACTTGTTCGTGATCCAAAAGGCACAGGAGAAGCAGTACTTCTTTGGACATACAATTTAAAACCTGAAGTTAATTTACTACAAGATTTCCAAATTAAGCAGTGGATTCGTAATTTTATGTATGGAAATTGTAAACTAATTATTGGCGAAGCACGTGAAAAATTTGGATCTATCAATGGCCCACAAGGACCAACAACACTAAATGGTACTGCTATGAAAGCTGAAGGAATGGCTATTATGGAAAAATGTTTAGAAGATTTGAAGAATTATGTGGACGCTTCAACTCCTTTAACTTGGGTAATCGGCTAATTTAACTTGGGTTATTGGGTAGCATAAATAATAATATGAAAAACATATTATTAGATATCATTAACAACGATAAAAGTTATAACAAATCTGCTACCAGATATTTACATAAAACTCATCCTGATTTATGGAATAAAATATTAGAGTCAACTAATTTTTTGCCTAAATCAGCAAAACCTAAACAAAGAGTGTGGCATGTATTAAACGAGGTTTGGAAAATACCACTATGCCCAGAAAAAGGCGTAGAAGTTAAATGGCATGAAAATCGATATTTAACTTACTCATCATTTTTAGCAAGCAGAAATGATGTAGCAAAAAAAGTTAGTACTTCAACAAAAGGTAAAAATCATTGGCGTAAAAAAGATTCAACTAAATCTGAAAAAGCAAATGAAAAGTTTAAAGACAATCTCAAACTTGGTTATCATAAACCATTTAATGAACGAGATAGAGACCCCACTGCCTATGCAGAAAAAGCAAAACAAACTTGTTTGAAAAAATATGGTCTTGTTAACGGTAGCCAAACTAAAAAATCTAGAAACAAAATAAGCGATGCTAGAATACGAAACGGAGCTAGTCCGAAAGAACATCGGACTTTACAAAGATTATACAACGACGCAGTGTGGAAATTTACTGAAGAAAATTGGAAAAAACACTTTGATAAAATAAATCCTAGCTGTATTCCTAGGTCTAGGGATAATGTTCTTGATCATATTTACTCTCGGCAAAAAGGATTTTTAGAAGGTATTCCTCCTTATATCATTGGACATTATACTAATCTTCGTATTATCAGTTTAAGTGAAAATAGTAGTAAAGGCATGCGATGCGATAAATCCAAAGATTCGCTATTCGAAGATTTCTTTGCTTGACATAATACTAAAATTTGTGTTATACTTACAGTATGGCACAACATTTAATGATAGATATAGAAGGACTAGCAACTGGTCCAGACGCTACAATACTAACAATAGCGGCACAGAGTTTTGATCCATTTAGCACTGG